AAGGCAGTTGCCGAATGCCTTATCAACTCAGCCGTATTTGGCACAGGTATCGGTGAAATAATTATCGAAGAAATGAAAGAAATGTCACCTGCTACTCAGCCTTTGATGGATGGGGATCTTCAGGCAGTAGGCGTTAATATCACTGAACGTGTAAAAATAAAACTCAAACCTATACTGCCACAAAATTTTCTCATTGATCCTGTAGCAACTAATGTGGATGAAGCATTAGGTGTATGTATTGATGAGTTTGTTAGTCGCCATCAAGTAGAACTTCTTCAAGAACAAGGTGTCTATCGAGACGCTGATATAGGATCAGCCGCACCTGATACAGACCTTGAGCCTGACCAAGACATTACAATCTATAACGACGATAAAGTACGTCTCACTAAATACTATGGTCTTGTGCCTAGAGATTTACTAGATGAAGAAACAGAAGAAGAATTAGAAGAAGGCAAATATGTAGAGGCTGTCATTGTTATTGCTAATGGTGGAACACTACTAAAGGCCGAAGCCAATCCTTACATGATGCAAGATAGACCTGTTATTGCGTTTCCATGGGATGTAGTGCCTGGACGTTTTTGGGGAAGAGGCGTTTGTGAAAAAGGCTATAACAGCCAAAAAGCTTTGGATACAGAACTAAGAGCTAGAATTGATGCACTTAGTTTAACTATTCATCCAATGATGGCGATTGATGCCACACGTTTGCCAAGAGGTGCAAAGCCTGAAGTACGACCTGGCAAGATGGTTCTAACAAATGGTAATCCTAGAGATGTTCTTCAGCCGTTCAACTTTGGGCAAGTCAATCAGATTACTTTTTCTCAGGCAAGCGCACTACAGCAGATGGTTCAACAGGCTACGGGTGCAGTAGATTCTGCAGGGCTTGCAGGAAACATTCGCGGTGAAAATACAGCGGCAGGTATTAGTATGTCGCTTGGTGCTTTAATAAAAAGACATAAGCGAACACTAATCAACTTCCAACAGTCTTTCCTAATACCGTTTGTTAAGAAAGCCGCACATCGTTATATGCAGTTTGATCCCGAAAACTATCCAGTAGCAGACTACAAGTTTACTGCCAGCAGTACGTTGGGTCTGATTGCTAGAGAATACGAAGTAACTCAGTTAGTACAGTTGCTACAAACAATGGGTAGAGATTCACCGCTGTACAACACATTGATTCAATCTGTAATAGATAATATGAACCTGTCAAATCGTGAAGAGCTTCTTCAGGCAATGGCTCAGGCAATGCAACCGAACCCACAGGCTCAGCAAATAACACTCGCGGCACAAGAAGCACAGCTTCGGTTCCAAGAATCACAAACAGCGGCTCTATCGGCTCAAGCACAAGAGTCTTCTGCAAGAGCGCAAAAGCTTGCCGCTGAAGCGGCTGTTGTTCCGCAAGAAATAGAAATAGATACAATCAATGCAATTACGAAAAACTTGAAAGACGGCAATCAGGATGACAAAGAGTTTGAACGTCGTCTAAAGGTTGCAGATAGACTATTGAAAGAAAGACAACTTCAAGGAACAGAAAATGCTAACCAACAAAGAACTAGAGATGATTCTCAACCAACTGAAGCAGGAATTAATACCGCTACAGGCCAAAATCAAAGAACTCCAGCTCAAAATGGAGGACTTAATTAATGGCGGAGAAGCACCCAAGCCTAGAACGCGCAGGCGTAAGCGGATTCAACAAACCGAAGAGAACGCCGGGCAAATCCAAGAAGTCTGCCGTCCTTGCCAAAGAGGGCAGTACGGTAAGACTGGTGCGATTTGGTGACCCAAAGA